CCCTGATGCACTTATTCAATTGCTTCTTAATTTCCTTTGCTTTCTTATCATCAACGAATTTCACAGTTTGTGCAATCATCTTAGCAAACTTGATCGGTTCAGAAACGTCACCGAAATCACCAGCACAAGTATCATAATCGCCTGTAAAGATACGGGCAGTTGGTTTCACAAACTTACAGTAGGGAGTATCAGTAATTGTGAACTTCATAGGGTGTGCTACAGCATCACGCAGATCAGAATCTGCAGTGTAGAAAGTATGCGGAGCAATGATGATATTTTCCTGAATTACTTCATCGAAGAGGTATGTAATTGTGTTGGGAGTATATTCTTCAGATCCACCGAAACCGATAAAATCCCCTTGGAAAATGCCATCTGTATGAGGCAACCAATCATAACAAGCGTGCAAAATTGTTGCAACTTCACCGACGTGGTTCTGATCAATTTCCGCATGAGATTCGTTGATTTTAATTTTAACTTTGTTGAACACGGATTTAGTGCCCACAAAGAACTTACCAGTCGCAGGATTGATGCCCCACACGATAGCGGGTGCGCCATCCATTTTGACGCTGAGATGACCCTCTGCCAGCAGCAGGTCCAGAACGTCAAGGTCCCCCGTCAGGATGGTGTCTTCGGGGTGTTCGATGTGTTTGTTTTGCATGTACGTAGTATGGCGCATCAGGGGACGCTTTAGGGGCAATGGTGGACGGTTTGACGAAGTGTCCACAGTCGGATGCCTGGGGGTCCTTCTGGCTCTACAATTGGTTCACAACCGAAGGAGGGGCGGGGTAGCCCTGATGACGAAAAAGATCGACACTCAGGCAGCTCAATTTTAGATTAACTTAACTAAAAAAAGAGGGGATTAAATCCCCCCCAATTGATCAGGCAAACACATAACCAGAGACGAAATCTTCGGTCTTGTATACATTTTGACCGTTCATTGCGCCAACGAACTTGCGAACATACCAGGCAAAATCTTTCTGAAATACACCTTCACCAGAGATGCAGAATTCAGAGCAAAGTGCATTCAAACGGGATTTTGTGGTGTTAGATTGCCAACCACCATCGAAGATGGTCATGTCAGTATCACTAACCTCAGCGATCTTGTTACCGTGCAGGTACACAGTAGAGATGCCAGATTCTTCGTCAAAGGTAACAGCAGTGTTACCAGACTGCCAGTTGATGTTACGCTGGATCGCGGCGTTCATCTGGGATTCGATCTTACGCATGAGAGTCGGAGTTGTTTGACTTGAGATAACAATACAGCATCTGGGGTGCTGTGGGGGAAATGGTGGACACTTCCCCGACCGTCACTCTCCGAAGAAAGCGAAACGCTGATCAACCACCCAGTCGATCACGTCGTCGGTTGCGCTAACGTCGAAACGATCGCAGAACCAATCGACTGCCATCTCAGATGATGCCATGGTATCGAACATGAAATCCTGCAGTTCCTGCAGGTTGGAGTCGGAGAAGAGTTGTGTTTTGTTCATGATGGTATATTTGCACAGATCGGGGCGGATTACAAGCGCCTTTGTGCCACTCCTCCAACTGGTCAGGCAGCCGACTCAGTTTGTGTTACTTTCCTCCAGAATGTGTGGGTAGTATTCTTTCACTTCTTCCATCAATTCTGAATCAGAATAACCATCATAAGTTGTGGAGAGTGCATCACAAGCAAGTTGACATAGCATCTCCATATCCATACCATCAACAATACAATCGACAAGGTTTTGTTGAATTTCGGAACGGTTCATGTTAGTTAAGGAAGAATGAGTTTGTATCAATAATCGGTGTTGCCGTTAATGTAATCTTCTACGTTAAATTTCTCCTCTTTTTCCCATTCTTCCTTGTAATCAATCACATCATAAATCTCACCTGGGGCATCCTGAATTTCGGACCAAAGTTCATCAAACATCGGAAACTTTCCTGACGACTTGATAACAATACACGAACCACGGCACAATGGGGGATTTAGTGGACACCTCTCCAACTGTCCTCATTCTCAATAATATTTTCTTATTGAGAATCAATACGTATAAAAAAGGACAGTCTACGAACTGTCCACTAGTACTTGATTTTAAAATATTTCTGAGTAATCCTTGATATCTGCATCAACACTCTCATCACCTTCTAGTCCCAAAGTATCATTCCAATCGATACTTTGTACATCTAGATCATCATAACACATGATATCTAGTGTAACGCGAACTAGGCGCTTCTGTGTGAGAGTGTGTGCGTGCATGATTCTCGTGAGTGTGTACGTATTATATCATGCGTAATGTCTATACGCAAGCGCCTCATACGTGTCATTATCTCGCGCATAATCATCGTCATCATTCTCGTCCATAACGTTATGCACGCCATGATACATCTCGTACAACATATCCTCGTCGAGAATATTCTCGTTGCTAAATGAGTATTCGAGATCGTAATCGTCGTACATGATTCTCGTCGAGATGTATAAACGCTTTATGATTATATGATATTCTCGACGAGATTGCAAGCTTTCTCGCACCAAGTCTCGTCGAGATTCATGTAAGTATATATAAGATCTCGTCGAGAAATGTGTGGGTTCTCAGATTTTTTCCCGTCCTGTGGGTTGACGAACTGCGCGATTCATGCTACGCTCGCTAAACTCACAAGTCCTGGAGACATTCTGAACATAATTAAAAGACACTTCACAGTACCTTCCAAACACCTTCACAGATACTTCACAGGTACTTTCTCAATAAGAAATTGATAATGAGAATCAATAAGAATAAACAACTCTTTTATATTTTTTAATACCTTTTTTAATTGTTTTTTACCATTTTTCAGTGTTTTTTGCTACTTTTTCCCTGATTTCTACACATCTCCCTCCCTAGGACCATCATAACCATCAGGGTAATTAAACATCCACTTTACACCATTCCAAGTCCATGATGCATTCCTCCATTCATATACATCACCGGGCTCTTTATCACCTCGGGGAAAGTCCGGAAAATCCCTCTCAGGTAACATATTCTTTGAATCTATCTCCTCTACATTAATCTCTTTCTGTTTAGTATTATTAACAGTCATACTATTCCACTTACCTATAGGACAGGAATTAACAGAGAAGATAACCTTTGCTCTAACAAAACATCCACACTCTCTACAACGTTGCATCTTATCATCATACCGATCACAAATGAAACAAGTATTGAGTCTTTCCTGTTTAACTTGTTCTGATACAATGTATGGATTAGAGACTACTTGTTTAGCAGTCTCTATTAAGTTCTTTGCCTGTTCAGGTAATGATGGATAGTCGTTACTCATTGTGGATCAGAATATCTGTATTGTTGTGATTTATAATCGTCCTCAGTATTACTCCTATTCTTCACATATTCTAATTGATTCCAGTGTTGAGAGAAACAGAGAACTAGAATATGATCCTTACGATGATGTGTACCATTAATTTTTTGTTGTTCTGATTTATCCTTTGTGCCCACTTCAATTGTAATATAATCTGGGCACTTGAAATAAACCCATCCTTCAAGTGGTTGATAAGGACAATTCCATTTTACATAATCATTCAACTGGGGTTCATAAGACATTGCATTAGGGGATTCAAATTGAGTTGCATTGCACTGTATGGTGTGGTGTCCTGGATGTTTACTGGATCACCTTGTTTTTTGGAGTTGATAGGTGCATGGTAGCACTTTGTTTTGGTGTTGTAGAATCCCCAGATACTCTTCGCAACAGCACCATCGTTGTAAATGAATTTAGAATGATTGCAACACCAAATAGCAATAATGTTACGTTTGAATTGAATAACTTCATAACTGTAATTCTCTGGGGCTTTGTGTGGAAATAGATCAGGAAGGCAGTTCATCAATCGATACATGATTTGGAATAGCTTTCAATCGATTCGGATTCTCTCCATCATTAATCATCTCTTGAATTATATCCTTAATTTCTTCCCTATCAAGTCCCTCTACTGGATTATCATTTCTCATCACAAGTTCCCATCCCATTGTATTGAACTGGACAAGTTTGTACAATCTAATTTCTTCAGTCATATTCAACTCCCCCAAGTGCTTGACTCATGGTCGCAGAATTTACTTCCTCAGTTGGTAACTTTTCAAGCGCAAAGTCATTTGGAAGTTGTGCATAACATTCATTCTCATAATCCATACTGCTTATGTAATTAAAACTTTCCTCACGACTCAAATCTTCAACACATGTCGTCCAAGTACCATTCTCAAATTTAGCAACTTTATATCTAATTTCAGAGAGATCAGGTAAATCCACAATTGTCCTCCTTAAGTTAAAAATGCATCAATTACACCACTCTCATAATCATCGCGCAAAACAAACTTTTGTGCTCGTTTGACCTGAGGCATGATGCGATCAACATATGTATCATCAAATTGCTCAAAGTTTGATAAAATCTCAAATGCATCCGCATCATCCTCTGCAATTACATTCACAACTCCACCATATTCAGAAGAAGGAAATGGTACCCAGTAATCAACAATGTAAAGACTTTTCATTCCTGTTTGGTTGTTTTCTTAATTTTATCAGCATGAGCTAGATTCGTCAACTGTCTTTCAAGTTCATAAAATACAGGGGACAAGTGCATAATCATATATTGTTTATACTCATTGTCCTGAATCAATTCAATGATGTTTTCAACTTGATACTTTGCTAAAATTAACTTTGTTTGCTCATTCATTACATCCTCATTCGATTTTCATAATCTTTTATTTTGTCCATCAATTTATAGTGGTCAACGCTTGTGGCAATAGATTCGCGACCTTGAGCAATAATATAAGAACTGGCACTACGTAGAACATGATTCAAATACTTCAACTCCTCAGCAGTAAACGTCACAGAAACTCTCCCACAAAATAATCAACAGTCAACTCCATCTTAGATGCAGTGTTCTCAATAAATTCATCAAGAATCTCTGGTGCATCTTCCTGAATCACAGCATACCATGCATACCACAATTCAGGATTGGTTGCTGGTGTTACACTATCATTCATGTTCTCAGTAAGACGGCTCAATGATTGATTCATTTTCAAGTTTGGTTTCACTTTGGTCTAATGTTTCCCATACACTATACAACTTATTGTACAATGTTGGTGCTGATCCGTATTCTTTCGCAATTAAACGTTCATCACGTCCGTCCAATAATTGCAGTGCAGACAATAAAATCCCAATTTCATGTACATTTAAATTGAGATTTGCGCTTCCTTCCATTTATACCATTGCAGGTTGCTTATAGTATAACCCAGCACGCTGCATCATGTCAATCAGTGCAGATTGAATTGCTTCCAATTCCTCAACATCAACATCACTTTCCCAAAAATCAACCATATCAAATTCCATCGTATTGATCGATCCGTCCTGATACATGGGAGCATAAAACAACTCACCCTCAGTACACACGGTATAAACACAACCGTGCTCTTCAACAGTCACAAACACACCAGAAATGTTAGTCATTGGAATCGTCAGTAAATGAAAGTTGTTCGAATTGAATGTGGTCACTACAGGAATCATCTTCCTGTAAATCAATCATCTCAACATCAGTCAAACATGTAAGTTTGCCGAAAAGAAAATCAATGAAATCGTGGTCTTCTTGGGAGAACATCAGCAGGCAAGAGACATTGCAGAGTTAAACAGTTGTGCATCAGTGTGCATGTCGGTCACTTCATAACCATAACCTTCCACACGGGAATCAACCTCACGCTCAAAATCACGCTTCAGAATGTAGCTCTTGGACTGAGATGAACCCATGAAAGTCACAGTCTTCAACATGTAGCGGGTGCTGATCTCACCGTCTGCAAACTTGACGGGATAGAAGTCAACAACCATGTTTGCGCCTTTGGAAGTCAGTTGCATGGGGTGTCTGTCGATTACTTTGTAATTATAGGGCATCAGAGGTGCCCTGGGGACGGTGAGTGGACGGTTCCTGAACTGGTTACCAGATCTCCGTCCAACGCTTGTGATTTGCTTTACTGAGTCTGCCTTCCTTCAGCATGTTGTCGCAAACATTAACAAACACCTGAAACTTTTGCTCACGGGTAAGAGTATCAGCACCATCACAACCTTTCATGATCTTGAGCATTTGTGCTTTGGAAGTAATCATCAGTTCAGAGGAGAAATGTCGTAAGAGGTGAAGTTAGGGTATTGCTTTTCTACCCATTTTGATAACTTTGTGTTCTGTGCCTTAATTCCTTTAGATGTTTTTGGTTTGGTGGGCATCACTTTGAGGAATGATAGTGATCCCTCATCCGTTGTTACTTGAATTTTGTAAGTAGCGGTGGTGGTTTGCATGTCCTCCCTTGATTACTTTGTAATTATAGAGCACCGCACAGGCGGTTGGCGAATCCAGTGGACGGTTCGCCTGCTGGCACATTAAAAGTATCAGTCAACCACCACTCATATAACCTATTCTCTTCTCTACGTGCCTCAATTTCATGTGGTTGATCCACATAGTCCCATTTTTCTACTGGTTCTTTAGAATAACACAATTTTCCATGCCGAAACTGCAGATCACCACGTACCCACTGTGCAAGATGAGTCAATTCATGCAAAAGAGTTTTTATATACAACTCCTTCGACATATCAACCTGAAGTTCAATCAGGAAGTGACGTGGGCGATAGTTTTCACCCACAACATCACAATACCCATAAACACTATCACGTTTCAATCCACGGTGAACAATATCCACCGTAATCTTATGGCGTGGGAAGAAGTTATTCAGAAACCAAGAGGTAACATCCTCACAGATGATTTTAGAATAACCGTATCCAGAATGGTAGATGCTAGACATGTTCCCCAGTGTAGAAACCAAACAAATGATCCAACAAAAATAAGTTTTTCTTTAACAGTCATCCATAACGCTCCATATATTCATCAAGTGTGAAATGTTCATCAGTTGATGTTTCTTCAATCAGTTGTTCAATCGTAAGTTCTTCCATATCCTTACGAAACTGTTCTGGAGTAGGATCATTTTCAGGGTCAAAGTCATCGTGACACAACCACTCCCACTCCGCAACAAGTGCATCAACAAGTTGTTGTTTAGTGTAGTTCATAATCAACGTGCGTAAAGATAACCACCAGCCCAATCTGCGTGCTCAAGCAACCACTCACGGTCACTGATAATGCAGAGATTAAAACGAATACCTTTTGCAGGTGCTTTGATACTAGCAGGTTTGTAGACATCACCTGTCTTCTTATCAATGAAGCAGTGAACACTACGGGAACCACTATCAGTTTCCATCATCACTTTGAAATACTTACGTCCCTCTTCAGGATAGAACTTATACACTGGAGCAGGGCGACCAGCAAGTTCACCACGATTACGGGACTTGAAGTTGTCTACAAGGGCATCACACAGCATCAGAGTCCACTTACGGATATTCAGTTGAATGGTGTTGCGGGCATCCTGAGTGGCGCAGTAGTCAGCGAAGGTGGTAGACATTGCTTTGTTGCGTATGAACGTATTATAGGGGCATATGGGGGCGTTTCAGCAGTTGCTGGGACACTCCTCAAAGTGTCCTACGGACAATGTTATCTTTTTTTAATCTTAGATTAGGATATGGGTGACTAAAATACTCCTTTAAATCATCACACACTGGATCTTCATGCACATAATTGTTCATGAATTTGTAATATCTCCATTTCTTGAATTCTTCAAGATTATTCCATGAACAGTGTGACCAAAATACAAATGCTAGCCTTTCACCTTTTGTAACTGTATTAACTCTATGACCAATACCAGTTTCATAAGTTATACCCATACCAGCTTTTGGTTTGAAAAATACTTCCTTCCCATCCAACCATAACACTAACTCACCACCTTCATATTCATCAGGGTCATTGATAAAAATTGTTGTGGAATAGTGTCCAAGAGTAACCTCATCAAAGTGTGGTTTGTAGTATCCACCCACTGATGTTTTTGTACACATGGGTTGCTTACTTTCTTTTGGATTTGCAAAATTAGCAAATGTTGTGTTTTTATCAACAAGAGGCCAAAAGAGTGATTCTGGAATTTTGTTCTTAGTTTGTTGATTTCTTTTTAAACTATGAGGATCACCCTCAGAATACCATTTTAATGATTTCAATCCGTCAACCCATTCTTGTGTATTAATCCAAGACTTTATTTCAGTGAGATCTTTTTCATCAAAGAACTTACTCTCACAAAAACGACCAAGATACCAATTTTCTGGATTTGTTACGTCAATAATCATTTTTCAATACAAAATATCACTTAATGGATTTGATGACTGCTGTACCAGTTCGTCGATTGACTCCTGGGCAATCTGAATTGCGTCTGGGTTCACGTCCAGGGTGACGCAATTTCGGTTAGTGTTAAAAGCAGAAATTGCTGTAGTTCCAGATCCGCAGAAGGGGTCCAGAACCCATCCACCCTCGGGACATGATGACTTAATCACACGTTCTAACAGTTTCAAGGGTTTTTGTGTGGGATACTTACGCTTATTCTTCTCAGATCTGCTGATAAAGTACACATCATCCCAAAGATTCTGTACGGGAACACCCTTAGACTCATGAGAATAGATTTTTTTGTAAATGTTGTTGCTGCCGTAGTGCAAACGGTCCTGGGCGTCCAGTTCTTCCAACTTTTCCCTAGTTATACGAAACCCATATTGTGGGTTGTAACCTTTGTATTCAAATCGGGCGCAAGGACGACTCTTTTCACCAGTAACTTTGGCGAGAGCATAATATCCAACGCTGTCTTGGTTCTTGAAACTATTAGCAGCGTAAACAGGATCAAGAGAGGTATATTCAACCTCAAAGTATGGATTACCCTTACGCAACACCATAATGCTGTCTACGATGTTGCCCCAACCATTCTTGATGTTGTTCTTCGGTCCACTACGTTTCCAAGAGATATTAGTATAGAACGCATCACGAACCTTTCTATCAACCTTGGACAGAACTAGGGCGTTACCGATGAAGTTATTGTGTGCATAAAGCCAACCATTCTTGTTGAGTTTGGCGAACGCATTGTTGATAACTTCTGCATACCAATCAATATAATCATCGAAAGAAGTCCAATGGTCAGAGAAACTTTTCTCTTGACCATCTTCCTCCTGCATGGTAAAGTCCCGCTGCAATCCGAACGGTGGATCCATGTAAACCAGATCAAATTTCCT